ACCCCAACCTGCAGAATATTCCATCTGCAGGTTCAAGCAAGGTAAAACAAAGACTTGCAAAACTCATCAAGGAATGCTTTGAAGCTCCTCCCGGATGGTTATTTGTTGGGCTTGATTTCGACTCCCTAGAAGACAAGATCTCAGCTGTAACAACAAACGATCCACAGAAAATTAAAGTGTATTCTGATGGATATGATGGTCACTGCCTACGGGCATTGGCTTATTTTGGTGACGAAATGGAAGATATTAAAATGACACCAGAAGGAGGAATATCGTATGAAGCTATAATCGGAAACGGTCACATTTACTTCCACTCGGAAGAAATAATTGATTACCTCGGCACTGAAATGTTGGGGAAAGATTTGTATTTACTAATACAGAAAGGAACGTCATGAACTTAAACGATCATGAAATTCGAGTTGTCCAAGAAGCAGTAGAACTGCTTGTTAAAGTGGTAGCTCTAGAAAAATTTATAGGTGGCACCATTTATCATGATTTGGAAACTATTGATAAAACCCATTTGAAGCAACAACATGCTACGATGAGCCGGTATCACGAAATCTTAGAGAGTCGTATTGCACGATTCAAAGGAGTATAACATGAAACTATATCGCAAATTACCTGTTGTCATTACAGCATGGCAAGTACCACTGCAAGGTGAAGAGTCGAGTGAGGAGCTTAAGGAGTTGGTTCTACAAAAAGGTTGGAAAGGTGTCGATGATGGTGTCATCATACCAACCAAAGAAGGTAACATGCTTGCTTCCGCAGGTGATATAATCATCAGAGGTGTTGCAGGGGAATTTTATCCTTGCAAACCAGAGATCTTCAAAGCCACCTACGAAGAGGTGAAGGGAAGCAAAACAACTGTAACTGATGTGGGATTTAACCCATCAGGAGACACAATGATCTCCGATCTTAAAACGGCAGCAAATGACATGGCTTCCTTAATTGGTAGCCTGCCTGCAGGTCGTCGTCGCAGTATTGCACTTACCAAGCTTGAAGATGCTTCCATGTGGGCAGTTAAAGCCCAAGTGGTAGGTGATGCATGAATTTAACTCCTAAAATTACCAAAAATGAAGACGGAACATTCACTGTCATAAGTAAGAACAATAAAGCTACTATCAGCGGAGCTGATGTGGTTGTTCGTTTTAAAGGTCAGTTGAAAACTGCCAAAGAATGGTATCAGTTGTCAAAGATGACCGATGCTTAAAATAGACACCCCAATTGCACGGGTGTCTATTGTAGTTAACTCGGTTCATAATGTGAGCCGAGTTAACTCTATTTCCATGAAATACAAACCTTTAAGACAGAAAAGTAAAGCACCTACATTTGCTCTGACATACCAGGGAACCTATATGACACTGATGACCAACTGTGGATTTGCTAGGAAACTGGCACTATCAGTTGAGAGCAGTTACCACAAACTTTATGTGGTATCAGACACATGGGTTGCTGATCGTTTAGATCAAGCCTGTAAGGATGGATACGTTACTCTTGCCTTTGGCTTGAGGCTCCGTACTCCCCTACTAAAGCAGGTGGTACTAGGGACATCCAAGACGCCATTTGAGGCTGCTGCCGAAGGCAGAACAGCCGGTAATGCGTTGGGACAGTCCTGGTGTATGCTAAATAGCCGTGCTGGATCTGAATTTCTATTAAAAGTCCGTAAGGAAAAATACCGTCTGGATATTAAACCATGCTCACAAATACATGATGCAGGTTACTTCCTGATCCGGGATAATATGGAAACACTTATGTACACCAACACGCATCTTTCTAAAGCTGTGAGTTGGCAAGAGGATCCTGCAATCCAAAATGAACACATCTCAATGTCAGGTAAACTGGCAATCTTCCACCCTCACTGGGGTGCAGAATTTGACATACCAAATGTCACTACGGAAGCTGAGATCAACGAATGCATCAACAAACACATGGGATACTTGAAAGATAAAGGGATAACATAATGATCGGTGCTATATTTATGGGATTATCAATATTTGTTATATTGATGACTTTAAACGACATCAAAAAACAAGCTAAAAATTTATATGAAGGTGCAGTGGTAACTGGTATCTTAGTCAGTTTAGCTTATTACTTTTCATAGGAGTTTGTAATGGATATTGATCGTAAGTCAGGTAGAACTGCTGCCCAATTAATTGGAGCACATAACAACTTTCTATTGGATGGTGTAAATGTTCTATTCGTAGTCATGAAATATCAAGATATTGATTATACTAGAAATCTTATGATGCATCTTTTACCTCCAAGTGAGCAGGCTAAAAAAGATCAAATACGTTACTTCAATCAACGTATACAATTCCACTCTATATCCAAAGGTATTGATCGACTTCGTGGTATTAGAAATACTCATGCAATCTACGATCATGATATTTTTGACCCCAGATTAATATCTCACAGGTTGCTAGAAAAACGACATGAACTCTCACAATTCACACAACACATGAACCAAAGAACGAAAGAAGCTCATTATGGTAAAAATAACCAACAAACATCTAATCGACTTGCCTATGGCAGTTTGGTTGCTTCAGGATGGGTACAGCAGTGGAGCGGCGGATGCTCCCGCTGGGGAACTCATCTCCGTGACTACATTGCTGAAGCCAACTCGCCAACTTATCCTGGGTCGTAAAACCGACAGATCTGATGAAGAATACGACGTATCAGACATGATTGCTTCTCGTATGGGGCATGGTCTTCATGACTCGATTGAGCGTGCATGGACACAAGGTAACTGGCAACAGGCTATGCGTACTCTGCATTACCCACAGGAGATCATTGATCGGATTATAATTAATCCAGAAGATGGTACTCTGAAGGAAGACGATATTCCGATTTATTTGGAGAAACGTGGTTTCCGTAAGTTTGAGGATATCATGCTCACAGGTCAGTTAGACTTCTGTGTAGGTGATGCCTATCGGGATTTCAAATCCACATCAGTATTCTCTTACATGTCTGGTTCAAAAGACATGGATTACATGCTTCAAGGGTCTATGTATCGTTGGATCATGCAGGATATTATTAAAGATGACACAATGCGTATTGAGTTTATCTTCACTGATTGGCAGAAATTCATGTCAAAACAGAACCCAAATTACCCACAAACACGGGTAACCCATAAGGAATTCACCCTTCTATCTTTACAAGAAACTGAAGAGTGGATGTCCGATAAACTTGCAGATATCCGTGCTAACGCAGGCAAGAGCCAGGAAGATATGGTTCGTTGTACTGATAAAGAATTATGGCGTTCTGCAGACTCATTCAAATACTTCTCTGATCCAGCTAAAGCAAATGCTGGTGGACGTTGCACCAAACGGTTCGACAAGGCCACAGATGCTGAACTACATCGAAAAGAGAAAGGCAAAGGTGTGGTAAAAAAAGTCCCAGGCGAAGTAAAAGCTTGTGAATATTGTCCCGCCTTTTCTGGTTGTGAACAGCGAAAGGAATACTTCAGTGGCTAACCTATTTAACTTGGAAGATATCAAATCTTCTGCACACCATCCTGCGATGCAGGAATTGGTGGATCTTCTGTGCCATCGTACAGGAAATGTGAACCGTGAATTCTTCCAAGCAGAGGTAGCTTATTTTCTTGGTTTAATACCAAGCGCAATGCGTGCATCAATCGTAAGTCCTGAACGGGGTAAACTCCCAATCAATATTTACTCAATCGCATTGGCAACATCAGGCTTTGGTAAAGGTCATTCTGTGAGTTTAATGGAAGACATTATTGGAACGTTCCGCAAGGACTTTGCCTCTACTGTATTTCCAGCCATCGCAGAAGACTCGATATTTAATATGGCGACAGACATTGCTGCAACCAAATCAACTGATGAAGACAAGGAGCTGGATGAACTGAAGGCCGATTTTAAGCGTCAGGGACACGCTCCATTCATATTTGATAGTGGTACTGCTCCTGCAGTCAAACAGCTACGTTACAAGCTGCTGTTGGCACGTTGTGGGTCGATTAACTTCCAGATGGATGAGATCGGTTCCAACCTTGTGGCAAATAGTGAAGTTCTGAACGTATTATTGGAGCTTTATGACCTTGGCCGTATCAAAACCAAGCTGGTAAAGAACACAGCTGAGAATGAACGTGGGCTAGATGTGATCGGTGATACACCGGCTAATGTTCTCATGTTTGGTACAACCTCAAAGTTGTTTGATGGATCAAAGACTGAAGAAGAATTCTACAGCTTCCTGGAAACAGGATATGCTCGACGTTGCTTCTTTGGGATGGGTAAACCTGAAACGTTTACGAACACAGTAAACCCAGAGGATGTTTATGACAGCCTCGTATCCAAAGCCCGTTCAAAGGCGTTAGTTCACTGGCGTCAAGAATTGGGTAAATTTGCAGATGATAAATACTATGGTCAAGAAATTGACATCAACAAAGATGTAGGGGTCGAACTGATCTCATATCGTCTTCATTGTGAAGTTTTATCAAATACAATTCCAGAGCATGAAGTTATCCGTAAGGCTGAATTAAGCCATCGGTATTTCAAAGCTCTAAAACTTGCAGGTGTGTATGCATTTTTGGACGAAAGTTCTATCATCACATCTACAAATCTGAAGCAGGCCATTAAGGTAGCTGAAGAAAGTGGAGACAGTTTCCAGACTTTGTTGAAACGTGAGCGTAACTTCGTTCGCCTGGCAAAGTACATTGCGGCTGCTCCAGACAATCTTACTCATGCGGATCTAGTTGAAGATCTACCATACTACCCGGCAGCCTCTGGGCCACGTCGGGAGATAATGGATCTGGCTACCGCATGGGGGATTGGGAACCATGTCGTTATCAAACGCAATGTCGTCAGTGGCGTAGATTTCTTTTCGGGATCTACTCTACGGGAGACAGATTTAGCAAAGTTAAGTTTCAGTTTTTCTGACCACTTTGCATCTAATTACTCGGCTTCAGAACAGTCATTGGACAATCTTCCAAAACTGTTAGCTGCTCCGGGTATGCATTGGTGTAACCACGGCTTTGACAATGAGCACAGATCCGAAGACAACGTGATCCAGGGCTTTAACATGTTGGTTGTGGACGTTGATGGTGGGATCACGATAGATGCTTGTCATGAGCTTCTGAAGGATTACACCTTCATCACATCTACAACAAAACGACACAGTGATGAAGAGAACCGTTTCCGTCTAATCATGCCAACCAACTATGTCTTAGATTTGGACAAGTCGGACTATCGTGAATTCATGAACAGTTTTCTTCTTTGGCTCCCTTTCGAGTCAGATATGTCAGCCAATCAGAGATCTAAGAAATGGATGACCAATGATCAGAGCACAGTGTTTGTACACAAGGCTCCATCGGTTGTTGACGTTTTACCGTTCATTCCAAAAACCAAGCAAAACAAAGAATATGTTTCTGCTATTGCGGATCTTGGACGGTTGGATAATCTTGAACGTTGGTTCCTTCAGAACATGGAAGTAGGATCTCGCAACAACAATCTGTTGAATTTTGCGATGATGCTAGTCGATGCTGGTGCTGTTTACAGTGAAGTTGAAAGTAAAGTGTACGCTCTCAATGAAAGATTACCTAGTCCTTTGAAGAAGGATGAGGTACTGAGTACCGTACTTAAAACGGTTGGGCAGAAATATGCCCAAGCGTAGTAATATGACCCCTAAGACTGTATATTGTAAGATTGCATCTTAACCGAAAATCCTGACCTATGAGACATTAGTGATCAGCTGAACTCCATGTGTGTACGGCAAAGGACATAGGCTCTTTAGAGAGCAGGGGTTAACAAGTTAACCAAACCATGCCGAAGACTGACGTTACTGTATCACATCATTTGGGTCAGTTGGGAAAGCAGGGTCTATTCGAAACGTGTACCAATAGTGTGTGGTTTGGTTAAATTAATACTGCCTTCTGAGAGGCGTAACTAATTGCGGTAGGTTTTAACGCCATTTTTCCTACTGCGATATGTTGAAGCTTTCGAGCACTCAGACCCAATGGGTAAATGATACAGATGAAGAATTTAGACGTGCTGAAAAACTGCAGTCAGGAATTGTCTTCCGCCTCGTAACTGAGGTTAGATTTTACTCAGATTACGGCCTGGTCACATGCTCTTTAGCTGCCGTCAGAACTGACCCTGGATTTAAACCAAAGGAAGTACCAATGAAACTTGACCAAGTAACAGTAGCAGACTCTATTGGAGATATGTTTCCTTTGGAAGATTGCCAATTATTATGTCGTCGTGACGGAGAGTCTGATTACTCAGATCCTGTGGCGGTGATGTATCCTGATGGACAGACAATGATCATGGTTGATGACCTAGATCTAGCAGATGAATATGGTATAACCATAACATTTGATGAAGTCGATTGGGAATAGAATCAGCTGTGGAACACATACACACAGTCCGAGGGTGGTTGCGATAACCTGAAATAGAACTGCGGAAGCCTAACCCAGAATGTGTTGTTTTGAGAGTGATAGATATACATCTCCAGTGACAATCCACTGAGGTACAAGCGATTAACGACCTGAGCATACGGCGTGGGAATATCCAGTCCACTTAGCGTCAGTCGAATTAACTGCTCTCGAAATAAACCAAAGGAAGACATATGTCAGAACATCCAAAATCCCTACTCATCTCCGGTGAATCCGGTATGGGTAAATCCGCATCTCTGATCAACATTCGTAATCAAGAGGGTGTGTTATATATCAACTGTGAAGCTGGTAAACCACTACCATTTAAAAACAACTTCAAAAAAGTGACCATTGATGATCCATATGAGATCTTCGAATTACTTCAGTTGTTGATCGACGATACCACTGGACGTTACCATACGGTTGTGATTGATACGATCTCTTTTATGATGGAACGGTTCGAAGCTGTTCACGTTATTGGTTCAGCAAACACCATGGCAATGTGGGGTGCATACGGTCAGTTCTTTAAGACTTTAATGTACGATTATGTTGCAAAAGTTGATGCATATGTTATATGTTTAGGCCACCTTGACGGTTTGTTGGACGAGAACACCGGTCAAATCCAATATACTGTACCAGTCAAAGGTGCGTTGAAAAAGAATGGACTGGAAGCCTATTTCACAACAGTCATTAATACCAAGAAATTGCGTATCAAAGATCTTGGTGCGTATGAAGACAACAATAAACTGTTGGTTATCACGGATGAAGAACGCGCACTTGGCTTCAAGCACGTATTCCAAACCAAGACAACAAAGTACACTGTGGGTGATCGTATTCGCTCTCCTATGGGTCTTTTCACTACTCCTGAAACCTATGCTGATAATGATGCACAGGTTGTGATGGATCGACTAACTGGTTACTACTCGGCATAAATAAACAACCGAAAACTTAACCAAAGAACAACCCTGAAAACAATCGAAAGATAATCGTATGTCAAACATATTCGCGGGTAAGACCGCAGCCAAAGGCGACAATGTAGAAGAAGACTTTATTGGTGGTGGCGGTGTCTTAGACACAGACATCTATTCTGGTAAAATCAAAACTGCATACATCTCAAAATCTGCAAGCTCAGACGCTCAAAGCGTTGTGCTGTTGATTGATGTGAACGGGCGTGAAGTACGCTCACAAACATGGGTCTCAAACCGCACTGGTGAAGTAACCTATAAAGACAAGAAAACTGGCGAAGCAAAGAACCTTCCTGGATTCTCACAAATGAACTCTCTGGCATTATTGCTGGTTGGCAAGGAATTGGGATCTCTGGATACCGAAGAATTGACAGTCAACATCTATGACTTTGAAGCGAAGAAAGAGCTACCAACATCTGTTGTATGCTTCACTGAACTTCATGGTGAAAAATGTCAGTTGGCTCTACAAAAGCAGATCGTTGACAAGACAGTTAAAAACGAAACCACTGGATCATATGATGCAAACGGCGAAACTCGTGAAATCAACGAAGTGATCAAATTCTTCCCTGAAGATAAACTGGTTACTATCTCTGAAGTTACACATTATATCACAGGCATGGGTGAAACTCTTAACTCAGTGATTGCTGGTGGAAACCTGCTCAAAGCTATTTCAATGATGGATGATGATGCCGGTACATATGCTAACACATGGGTTGAAAAGAACCGTGGCCAAGTATATGACAAATCTTCTGGTAAAAAAGCTGGTGGTGGTAAAGCCTTTGCAGGCAAATCTGCTGGTACAGGTGGCGACGCAGCTGCCACTGCTGCGAAGAAGTCTAGCCTGTTCGATTAGGTTTCCTAATTGATTGGTGAAGAAATAAGTGAGGTTGTGAGAACCTTTCAGATTAAACTGCCTATGCGACTTCCTGTTAGCAAGAAGGATCAGAAAGCATTAAATCTGAATGTCTATCGCAACCTCCACTTCTTCCAAAACAACATGATGAAAGAACACTTTCATAAGTTGATGGAACCTCTGTTACGAGATACTCCAAAAATGGATCAAATCAAGTTGCACTACACAGTCAACTCTCGAACCAAAACCAGATTAGACATAATGAATGTAGGATCTATCGTAGATAAATTCTTCTCAGATTGTTTGGTTACATACGGGATTATCCCAGATGATGACTACAAACATATCGTCTTTGTCTCTTTTGATTATGGTAGGATCCAACCCGAAGAACATGTCCTCGTGACAATAACTGAAATTAAA